GTATCTGTTAATCCGTCTATATAAGATCTAAAATGAATATAAGTATTATTTCCAGTACCATCATTATTAATAACTGTAATATAAAAAGGAACAGTATCTGATTTTACTAAATCACTTTTAACTGTTGACTTGTTATATAATTTAGCAGCTGTTATTTTATCAACCCTACTTTTTATATTTGTAGAAGACTGAAAGTCTTTTGGTTTATTTAAATAAGTTTTACCCTCACCGTATTTTGTATCACTTTCTCTAGCAATAGATAAATTAGGTTGACCATATAAATAACCAGCTCCTGAATTAACTCCTGATGCTCCTCCTTTTGATAAAATTATGTTAGCTAAATTTAAACCTGTAGGTGCTAAAGCAGTATTTGCTAAAGGTGAAATTGGATTATATGTTATTCTCCAATTTTCTTTTTTTAGACCATATAACTGGATTTGTTCAGCTAAATATAATCCTGCTTGTTTTGCTAAAAAAATAATTCCATTTTCTGATGTTAGAAAACGGGTCATTCTGTTAACGTCTTTACTTAATTGTTTTGGAAGTAAAGATCCTCCTCTAACTATTTGATCTAAACCCAAACCAGGAACATCTTGTGGTGGATTTTCGGGAATTGGATTTTTTATCCAATCTTGTTTATTCCACCTTTGAAGGTAGTTACTAGTCCCACCCCCAAAAGAGTCACCGCCATATTTTAATGACTTTAGATCTGTTTTTAAATCAATTAAACCCATTAATTAGATTGGTTTATTATCTAAATATTTTTGTGGGGTTTTTGCGTCTCTATCTAATTGAGAAGTTACAGGGGTAGGATTATCTAATTTAGAAACTCTGTTATAGATTTGAGGTTGTTTACCATCTCTATCTAACCGTGAGGTAATAGGTGATGGATTGTCTAATCTTGATACTTGATTGTATTTTTGGGGTGATTTACCAAGTAATCCTAGTACCGATGTTGAAATTTTGTCTAATATTGCCATGATTTTATTTTATTATAAATATTAATTATCCTTGTTTGAATCCTCCTAAAACTAAAGCTTCACCTACTTTTCTACTATCCATATACACATCACCTCCTTGTTTTACAGCAGTAATTAACTCGTCCATTTTAGCATAAAATTCTTTTAAAGGAATTACTGCTTCAGGTCCAGCTTCACCTACTATAGCTCTAGTTCGTTTAGTAACAATACCTCCTGTAGCCATTTCTGGTTCATTACCTCCCATACCTTCTCTAATAGATCCTACAATTCCTGTTGGGTCTATAGCTTCTAATGCTCCTCCTAAACCTTCACCAGATGCTAAAGCAGATATTGCTGGTAGGGCTACACTAGCTACCATTCCTATAGGACCTAACATACCTAATACTCCACCTGCTCCTTTACCTATTCTTCTAACAGCAGCATTTAAGTTCTTAAATAAACCATTCATTTTAGTTTTTAAACTTGAGAACATACCTTTCATACTTTTAGTTAAATTTCGGAATAATTTTTTCTGTTCTCTTCCTTGGGATTTAATATTTTTATTTATACTGTCTCCCTGTCTTTTACTAGACATAAATCTACCTTTAGAATCTCTAAGAACTTCTCTTTGATATTTTTTAGTAGCATTACTTACATCTTTAGCTCCTTTTTTAGTAGCATCTGATATTTTTTTAGCTGATTTTTTAGTTAAGTCTCCATTACTTTTAATAAGTTTTTCATTTAATTCTTCCTGGTTACTTGCTGATGTTTCTAAAGAACTAGTTATAGCATCTGTTTGACTTTTAGATGCTTCTTGAACCGTTTCAACTACTTGATCTACTGGGCTTTTTTCTTCATTTCCAACTCCTGTAGCTCCTGATTTTTGTTGAATTTTTTCGATTAAATCGTCTTGAAGTTTAACATAGTAGGGATTTTTTTCAGTACCAGTAGCTGCTTTTTCTTTTAATCCAAGAGCTTCAGCACCTTTACTTAAAAGTGATTTAGATATTTCACCAAAAACACTTCCTAATACTTTAAGTCCAGCTCCTGCTATTTTACCACCAAATAAAAATCCAATACCTGATAACCATGGATTAGCTCCAACAAATCCAATAATTTTATCCATAACTTCTGTAACTTTTTGAGCAAATTTTTCTGCGTTTTGGGGTAAATTATCTATAAAGTTTTTAACTCCTGGGTCTTTTAAAAATGATTCTAGTTTTTTACCAAACCATTCCGCAAATACTGCTTTAACTTTTATAGCAGCTTCTTTAATTTTTTCTATAGTAGGATATAAAGCTTTAAAATACGATATAGAAGCTTCTTGTTTTCTTCTTTCAATATTTTCTTCTTTTTCAGCTAAAGAAACACCGGATTTCATTGCGGCTAATCCGTCTTGTTGTTCATCTACTAAATTACCATTAACTGCTAAGTTTGATTTTTGGTCTTTTAACATTTTAGATAAATCCTGTCTACTTAAACCAACAGCTTTAGCATATGCTTCTTGTTGAATAACATTCATTCTATTGAATTCTTCAATAGAACCAGCATTTTTAGCTATTTCGGATTGTAAAGTAGCTACGTCGCCATTTAAAGCTGCTTCTCTTGCTTTTTCAAGATTTATTTCTTTACCAGTTAAAAGTTCAGCTTCCATTTCTGCGGATAAGCTGTCTTCAATATTTAATAAACTGTTAGCTATATCTTCTGCTTTTGCTAATTCTAAACCATATTTTCTAGCATCAGCTACAATTTTAACTAATTCTTTTTCTTGTCCTTGATATCGTAATTTAATTACATCAGAAACTTTAGCAACATCTCCTAATAATACTTTTTGACTAACTGCTAGTTTGTTATTTTTTATAGAACTTAAAGCAGCATTAGCCATATTTTTAACAACAACTCCAGAATCTTCACCTGAAAGTTTAGCAAAAGTATGAAATTCTGCTAGGTTTTCAGCTGACATTCCAGCATATGTGTTTAATTGGATAAATGTTTTAAGAGTATTTTGACTTAATTTTTCGGTTCCCCCCATAGCACCATATAAAGCTTCAGCAGAAGCTACAGATTGTGCTTGAGTTGGCCCCATTCCTCTAACATTAGCAGCTAATTTAGCAGCAGCACCTTGTGCTAAACCTAAATTTCTAGCTAAACCAACATTTTCTTCAGATATTTTTTTAGCTGCTTCTTTGCCTTCTTCGTATCCTTCTTTTACATTATCTACTAATTTTTTAATAGCAGTAACAGCTAAAGCAACCATTGCTAAAGGACCTAAAGCAGCAGAAATTACAGTACCTAATCCTTTAAATCCTACAGCTAATTTACCAATTCCATTTAAACCTTTAGTACCTCCTTCAGTAAGTTCATACCTAAATGATTTCATTTGAACATTAAGTTTATCCAAACCTAACATTTTAGATAAAGGTTTCAAACCAAATCTATCTAATCCGTTTTCAATTTTATCAATAGATGTGGTTAAGTTTTTCTGGACTTGTTCTTGTTCTTTTAAATATTTAGTTTGTTCTGCTAAAGCATCTTTGCTAGCTTGAATTGCTTCAGCTTGAGCTACATATTTACCTTTTGATTCTTCTATATTACTTATTTGATCCTTTGCAGTAGAAACTATTTCGGATTGAATATCATATGCTTTTCTAGCAGCATTTATTTCTTTTTGAGTTCCTGAAGCTACTGCTTCTTGATATGCTTTTCTCTTATTAGCTAATTCATCTAGTGCTTGTTTTTCTCTTTTTTGAGCAGTTTCTTTTTCTCTTAAATAAGTAAGATATTCTTTTGCTAAATCTGTGTTTTCATCTTTAGCTTGTTTAGTTAAAGCAGCATATTGTTTTGCTAAATTTGCGGAAAGTTGATCTGCTTTATTTAAATCTTGTTTAACTTTCCTTATATCATCATAACTACTTGCTATTCTTTCTTGAAAATTAGAAATATCTTTAGTAAGTTTTAAAGATTTTTTATCTAATTCTCCAACATCTTTTCTTCCTCTAAGAGATTGACTAAGATTATCAATAATCTCAGAAGTAAGCTTTCGCTGTTCTCCTAAAACATCATTGTTCTCTTTTTCGAGTTTATTTCGAAGTTCAAGAATTCTAAGATCTTGATTAGTTAATTTACCATTTTCGTCAGCCATAATACAGTAAAGCTATATATTATAAATATTTGAAAATATAACTTTTATTACCTTCTTACATTTTGACGATACGATTGAGCAGCAGCTAAAGGATTATTAAAATCTATTTCGGTTGAAGAACCACCACTACTACTTGAAGAGTTAGATTTATTCATCTCCTCATAATAGTCATTTATTAATTTAAAAGTAAATTTTCTTAACCAAATAGGCATGTTGTACACAGTATCATAATCATACCCTCCTTTTCCATAAAATAAAATTTCATGTATCTGTTTAAACAGATAAAATCTATAATCAGATGTCAGGCCAAAAAAAGTTAAGATTAATAGGAATACGAACGTCCTCCTCAACGCCGTCTTCGGAATTATGAGTAAATATCATATCAATATCTGGTTGGATGGTTTTAATATATTCTCTTAATGCTCTAGAATCTGCTGCTAACATATAGTTGTCTACAAAATCACGAATTGCTTTTTTATCATCATCGCCATTAATAGATAAGATCATATGTTTTAAACGGGTTGTTGTTTCGGGAGATGCTATTTTATTAACTTTTTGAATACCTTTAATTTCTCCCTCAATTGTTTTTTCGTCTTTACCATTCAATAATTTAAAGGTAATTTCATTGCCTGATTTTGGTAAAGTAAATTTAAAAGCATTTACACCGGATTCAATTAATAATTCGTCTTTTAATTCGATATTGTTTAAGGAACTTAAATCAATATTATATTCAACACCTTCATATGTAAAACTATATTCTGAACCATATCCTAATACACGAGCCGCTACCATAATAGCATTTTTATCACCTACTAATAATTCATCGTAATCACATTTAGTTAAAATCAAAGATTGTAATAATTTATCAATTACAACGCCTTGTTTAATGTAATTAGCATTGGTTAAAATATCTTCTTCTTTAGCGGTCATGTATTTCATTTCAACATATCCACTATGAAGAGGACTTGATTTAGGATATAATAATCCTTTTGAAGGTAATTCTACTCTTTCGGAGGGGAATTTAAATTTTGGTTCTTCTTGTGCAACTTTTGTTTCGTTGTTTTCCATAATCTATTTTTTTATAACTTTTGTGTCGTATATAAATATATGAGAAAAAAAGAAGCTCGCAATTTCTTGCGAGCTTTTTTGTATTTTCTTTTTTTAATTAGAAGTTCAATACACAGTAATCCATACCTACAGTCATTGTAAGGTTAATTGCTGCGTCGGCAGTATCCCAGTTGTAATCACCGAAGTTAGCTTCTTTAATAAAGGCACCTTTAATTACCCATTCAGAAACAATATCGCCTACTGGACCCAAAACATCGATGGTTAAATCTTTTTTGTACATATCGGAATAACCATCACGACCTGTTACAGATTCATGACCCATACGTACCCATTCCATTACTGCTAAAGCACCTGATGGAGTAATGGGATCAAACAATGTCATCTGAATATCGCCCCATGTTGTTCTGCCCTTAACTTTACGATAAACGTTGATATGGTTAAGAACAATTTCAGGTTGACTTAAGGTAACAGCGTTAACACCTTTAATCAAATATGCAGGAATACCGTCTAGGTATAGAATAAATCTATTTGGGGTTTTTGGTTCAAAGGCGGTGAAAAAGATTTCGTTTGCGTTTAGTATTGCCATTTTGTTTTATTTTATTATAAATATTCTATCTTTAAAAAATTATCCCGGAAAAGTAGCTCCTGTTGGTAAGAGGTTGAAATCCAAGTAAATAAATTCAGCAGTTTTAGTAGGTTGAAGATAGATTTGACCAATTAATTCATTTCTATCAATTACATCTGCGGTGTTATTTGAATCATCCATGATTACCTTATAAGCATACAAACCTTGTTGTTGTTGAACTGATTCTAAGTATGGATTAACTTGGTTCAAGAATTGAGTACGAGTTGCAATTGTGTTTTGTTCAAATACTAAAGTGTTTGCAATTTCACTAATTCTAGATTTCAAAGCAATTAACAAACGACGAACATTTACTCGATCAAGAGCAGATGATTTAGTTTGTAATGTCTTTTGACCATATACCACAACACCTTGACCAGGGAAAGTAGCTATTGGGTTAACTTTGTTTTGATAAAGTGTATCTCTATCATTATTAGTTAATTTCTTTTCAGCTCTAATAGCGTTAATAACACCACCTCTGTTTAAACCAGCAGGTGCAAACCAAGGAGCAGCAATAGTATCGTTATTAACATAAACTGCAGGAATCATAGTTGAAGCTGGAACCCAAGTAAATTCACCTGTAATAGGATCAATTGTTTGAATCCAAGGCCAGTAAGTAGCGGCATAAGAAGTATCAACTGTATTAGCAGTACTTGTTACAGCGTTAACATTACTGTTATACAAAGCCATATCAATTACGGCAATTGCATCTCCTCTGTTTGTAGTATTGTTTATTAACGTTTTTAATGCACCTTGACCGTTTGTGCTACCATATGTTAAACCAGGAACAGCGATTACATTATAAGCGTATTCATCTTGATTTGACATAATATCAATACCACCTGTATAATTAGAAGCGGCTAATCCTTGAATATTAGTATCGGTAATATTTTGGTAGTAAGCAGCAGGAGCAGTTGCAGGACCACTATTAGTTAAATCACCTACAGCCGCACCAAATGAACCACTTGATGCTTGAGGAATAGAAGCAGTATATTGTGTTTTAGCGTTTCCGTTATTATCAAAATAATAAGGAGTTTTGTAAGCTACTGAACTAATGGTAATATAATTACTCTTGTTTGAATAATTACCAGCGGCACTAGCATATTCATATTTTCCATTAGATCCAGTTTCAGCAGCAAATATTTGGTTACCAATTACTTTTTCAAGATAATTAGGAGCAGTAGGATCTAATGATAAATTAGTCCAAGTTTCTAATACAACTTTATTGTTGTTATTATCATCTCCTCTTCTTACTAATAAAGTAAAAGTACCTGATGAAGTATTTGGGGCTGTAATTTCCCATCTAATATTATCCGGAGTACCGTTTGCTAATGAACCACTTACATCAATACTACCTGTACTGTTTTGGTTTGAACCATAACTTAAAGTTTGGATATTAAACATACTTCCGGATGCTAAAGGATATCCATTACCTTTAATAATAGAAGAAGTAGCTGCGGTGAAAGAACCACTAGCAACTCTAGTTACCCATAAACTAGTTCCACCATTTTGAAAATAATTGTAAGCTGCTGTTGA